AATGTTCCCTGCCATAGGGCATGAACATCAGATCCGGTTTGCTCCATCTTGAGATCCATCAACTTCACAGTACCAACAGCTTGCTTGTTGAATACAAGGCCAACGCTGTCAGTGTAGTTAGCGTGATAGGTGTTGTTCTCACCCGTTACTGCTGAACGGTTTGTAGTTGGTAGATGGTTGGACTTAACGATGCTGATACCAGCAACCTTCAAGACTGTTCCATCTGCGTATGCTCCAGATCCACCCCAGTCTCTGTTGAGAACGTCAGTGGTTTGAGCCAACTTGTAATACTCTGTTGGGCCTAAGACGAGAGTACGTCCTTCAGCTGGAACATTGTTAATGTCCATCTGCTCAGCTGCTGACCACATAGCAGCTACAAGGTTTGCACCTGTAATAGCAGCTTTGTTTGCAGCAACAATCTTGATACGAGTACCACCTGGAAGATCAGTGTTGAAGTTCGTGGAAGTACGTGCAGCTTGTGCAATAGTGGCAGCTACATTCTTATCAAAAGTGTAAGCTAATGCGTTGCCCATCTCTGTTGAGTACTGAGATCTCACGTCATAGTGATTCTTAGCCTCGTCGATGTCCGCAACGAAAACCTGACTGACAAGTTTGTCGTCAATGTTTATAGTTGCTTCGGCATGCTTGATCGCATTACCTGTTAGCTGGG